AAATATACCTGTAAATGTATCTGCGTTAATATCACCTAACATCTTGTTATTGTTACCTATTTGGTTTACATCTAATGTCATAGTTGCACCATCAAGATCGAACGCGGTCATAGAACCGTGTGCAGAGTTCAAACCCCCTATAATGTTGCCAGAACCTAGCTGCTCAAGATCTATACTAGCGGTTGCTCCTATTTGATCTACGTATATTTCATTGTCATCTGCATTAGTACCTATTGCAAAAACTAACAAAGCTAAAAATACAATAGCTGTAATTTTATTAAAATTATCATTCATATTCCCAATATCCTCTTTCAATACCTATTCTTACAATTTCTAAAATACCTGTTTCAATTGCTTTTTGTAGAGCGATAGATGTGCTTTCGTTTTCTGCTACTCCTCCTTCTACTTCTATTAAACGACTGCCTTCATCAATAAACCTAAAAACATCTTGCGAAAGACCTACTGATAAAACTTTTTTAGAAGTAAGCACTTCTATTAGTATCTCTCCTGTAGATACTGAAACCACTCTTAATGATACACTAACAGTGTCTTCTCTATACTGTTTACTACTTCCTACTCCTAGCAATCTTGCCCCTGCACCTCCTGATCTTGTGTTAACATCATAAGAAATAACTCCACCTTGCATTAACAAACCTGCTAATAATAAAGGTTTTACACGACTTTCTTCATCAAAAGTCTCACGTGTGCTGCGAATTAGCTGTCTTTCTTTAGTCAAAGAATCAAGTCCAACTCGTTCTACAACTTTAAAAAAATTTCCGCTAGATGCGTGTTTTAAGGCACGAATTAAAAATGCTTCTGGAGCTTGAGTTATAGCGGTTGAAAATAAAGCAAACTCACTATTACTTTTTCTTTGTCCTGTTAAATCTTGCAAACTATTACTATATACTGCAATAACAGGTTGTCTTTTTGCTGGAGGTAAATCTTGTAGTTCTTGTAACTGTAACTGCATAATAGAAGAACTTTGAATCACTACACTAGGTATACCGTTACCTTCTAGCACATTTTTAGAAGCACAACTAGAAAGTAAAACTAGCAGTGGGTACAGAAATCGTTGTAATATCTCCGTTTTCATCCGTTATAGTCAAAGTAATTACTTCAGCTTCTACTGTATATTCTAAAATATTGCCTTCTAACTCTAATTTACCTTCTGTGCTTGGGTTTTCTCCGAACAATTGTTCAACTAACTGCCGTGATAACTGTGCATACACCCTAGATTCAAAATTCCTAATGAACCTGCTAAGGGTGGAATTAGACTCCTCCCGTTCAGCTTCTTCAATTAATGACTGTGCCTCCTCAATTTTAGTTTGGCGCCTTGTAGCTTCTTGATTTTCAATCGTAAGATAATGCGAACTACTATTTATTCCTGAAAAACTAGGACTTTTAAATTTATACACTATTTCATCAGCAAATAAATTGCTTACAACTAATAACAAACTAATCTTTACGCTGATCTTCACGGTCGGCCTTTGCTATTTTATCTATTTCTATTAAGTTTGGTGTACCAAGTAATGTTTTTAATAGGACATCTTGCCTAATTGTTTGATTATCTAAAGCTCTAACACGATCTATAAGTGCCACTATAATGCCATGTTGAGCATCTAGTTTGGTGCTAAGTCTTTCTTCCATTGCGTTTAAACTAGCATCTACTTTTTCATCAACCACATCTATTTTTTGTTCCATGCCATCAATAATTCGATTTATTAATTTCCATATAAATATACCTAAACCCAATGCACTTGCAATGGGAAACCCTACTTGATTTATAAAATCAATTGCTTCATTCATTATCTACTAAGCATTTAATGATTTAGACTTTTTCTTTGCTTGTCTAAGCGTATCACCAAATAAAACTCGCCTCTTTACATAAGATCTTTTGTCAGTAGGTAGCTTGTTTATAGCTCTTTGTTGTCTTTTAGAAACTTTACGTTTCTGTAATTTCATACTTGGTCTTTTCATAACTTTATTGTACCTTTTATTCTGGTGGTGTGGGGAAAACAATTTTTGATAACTCTGTTTCGCCACTATATGTTTCTGGTAAATCTCTTAATTTTTGTCTATATGTAGCCCACTCTGCTTTTTTTGAGTCACTTAACGGAGAGTCTGCTGACTGTGTCCAATCAGTAGCTTTTAATAAACCATACCGTCTATCTTTTACAACTGTCCATATAGTCATATTAGGTATTTCGTCTGAAACTCGCTGTACCATATTATATTCCTAACCCTTGTACTGTTATCATTGCGCTTCCTGCTCCACCATTACTACTTCCTGTTGGACCGTAATCACTAATACCATGAAACAACCAAGCGTAATATGTTGTATTCGGAAGAAGATCTACTACACCAGTTAATATAACGCTACCAAGAACATGGTCACCAGCTGCTCTTACTATTGATGTTGATAATATAAAATCACTTGCTGTAGAAGATTGATACCCAGTAGCACTTGTTGTTTGTCTAACCGCTATAGCAGTTAAATTTTCTGCACGACCGTCCCCAACCAGTTGTCCTGTCGCATTTAAAGAACCAGTTACAATAAATTTTTTTGTTGCACTACCTCCTGCTGAGTCAGTCCAATTCGGTGTTGTCCATCCTACTTGAGTTTTATTACCGCTTGTATCAGTTGGTATATGCACATAATCTGTACCAAAAGCATGAAACGGACTACTTGCCCAATAAGTAGTTAAATAGTTATGCACCCCTATATCATCTGGAATCTGGCTATCAGTAACACTAGCAGATGCAACTACAGTTCCTACTGAACCTGTTACTGCCTTTCCTGCAACATTAAGTGAACCTGCTGTTATTCTATCTGCGGTCATATTGCCAGAAGTTATACTACCCGCACTTAAATTTATTACACTTATTTCACCAGCGTCAAGAGTTCCTGTAGTTATATTACTAGCGTTTAAATTTGTAATACTCATTTCTGAAGCATCTAATGTTCCAAAAATACCTGAAGCTGAAGTTAATTGGTTAGCTCCAATATTACCCGCAGTTATTGTAGCACTCGCTATAGAATTTGATGTAACTGCATTTGTTAAAATTTTAGGTGTAGTAATAGCGTCATCTGCTATTTTTGTTTCAGTAATAGCATCAGCAGCAATTTTAGTACCTGCAATCAAAACCGTAGTAGCATTTACCGAACCTGCAAACTGACTAAATATACCTGCAGTTGTTACGTGTCTAATCCAATAATAAAACTCATCTCCAGGATCTACGCTGTCTACCCAAACAAAAGCCTCAGTAGTATCATGTCGCACCGCATTACTTAAATTGTTGTCACTAGAACGCCATACTTCTGTGTGTGCTAAGTTAGATATTTGTGCAAAGTTCCAATTTAAAATAATTTTAGTTGTACCTGCAGACGCAGCTAAGCCTGTAGGAGTTGGAGGAGCTGTTAAATCGTTAGTATCATCTAGTTTACCATCCACAAAAGTTGAACTAGAAGCAAAGTCAGTTACACCTGCACCTGCATTTGGATCAAAAGGATTATCAAGTAGTTCTTTAGCCAAACCGCTATCAATTAGTTCTCTAAGAGTAACAGCTCTGTCTTTCGGGTCACCTCTACGACCAAGCCGTACTTCTAGAATTTCTTTTATAGAATTATTAAAAGCTTCAGCCTCACGTTCATTCTTTGGAATCGCTGGTATTGAAGGTACTTGTGTCTTAGTAGTAGCCATTTATAAAGCACGTATTTCTTGAATAGACTCTGCGATACACACTTCGTTTACAATTTTAGTAGATTGTATTTCTACAGAGTAAGTTTTGTGTACACCACTTGGTAATCTAACTACAGGTTCGAGTATTGTTACAGCACTGAAACTAGGAGTAGTGCCTGTAACTGTGTAAACACTACCAGACGCAGCTATAGTTGCATGATAAATAACAGAGCCATCTCCATATACTTTTATTACCACTGGCCAGTCTTCAGCATCTACTTTTACAAACCCCATTCTACCAGGACGTTCAGGTACAAATGTTTTACTTCTCCAAGTAAACGTTTGATTTGTAGTACCGCCTTGAAACTCTTTAACTACTCCATTACCACTCGCAGGATCAATAATTAAATATAACGAGTTATCATCAGGGTCTGTAAAGCCACCTGAAGCATCTGTAGTTGCTGTTTGTGTCAATGTTGTTATTCTTCGCTCACCAAAACGATTATCAAATATAAATCCGCCATAATTACTACCGCTTGTATACAATCCTACATAACGTCCTTCCCATAAAAATCCTTGTAAGACAGTAGGGTAATATTCAGCTCGCCATTGTGAAGGTGAAATTTGCCCTTCCGTTACAACTTGTACGTCAGTACCTGTCGCAGCAACCAACCCATCTGCTCCTGCATACAATACATACGGTCCCATATCTACCATTGAACGTTTATTTAAACACGCTTGTGCTGCTTCTATACGAACTGCGCTCATAGATTGTGGATCTGTACCAATTACTAAATAAGGTGTGCCTTTTGTACCAACAAACAAGCCATTTCCTGCCATAGCAATAGCCACTATTTCCTCATCTAGAGTTATACGATACGCTACAGGCCAAGCATGTGGTAAAAACGGTTCAGAAAAACACAAACGTTTACCTGAGAATCCTGCAAATATACCATTTGGCATAGAGGTTAAACCACGCATTTGCCCGTTCGGGTACAAAGAACTGTCTTCATCAGGCGGAGCAATCCAGAAAGTAGAAGGTATAAGTTCTCCTAAATTAGCATTAGTAACAGAATCAGTAAAAGTAGCTACATTTAAATTAACTTCACCAACAAACTGAAACGCAGTAGTGTTTGAACCTGTATTTGATCTATATATTCGTTTTTTAGTTATGTTTGTATTACTTCTACTTGTACCACTACCTGCACTTGTACTCATGTTACCTACAGTTACAGTTTGTGCATCTACTTTAGTAAGCACAGTAGAAGCCGCGGACGGCGGTCCTTCTTCACCAAAACCAGACACAAAAGTGTACACATATGATGTGCTAAATTTAGTCTGTGTTCCATCGTCTGACCCAGAAGCTATGCTTGCAGTAGGAGTATTTTCAGGCGCGGGTATACCTAAACGAAAAAAACCTCTAGGATATGCTCCCGAACCAGAAGCTATTAACTCTGTAGAACTAGCCATTCTAGGAAACGTATCTCCCGTCCAGTACAAACGTGCGTTAGCGTCATCAGGTATAGGTGCAGGTTGTACATCTACATCACTAGCCCACTCTAGCCAGTAATCTACACCGCCAAACTCGTATTTGTATATAGAAGTTTTACCTGAAGCGTTTAAAGTAGCTGTGGTGCTGTTGTCGGTTATAGGAACTAAACGTCCACTATCTAAAACTACATCTTGAGCTGTTTGTGCCATAGTATCTGCTAACAGTCTAGGAGATATCTGAGGTGCAATTCCTTTAAATGTTATTAATTTATAGTACATTAGCCCTCCAGCAATAAATCTTTTAAGCGATGGCTTCTAGCCCCTACTTGTCTACTCCATTTAGAGTCAAGCATTTGCACACCAGCTTCTTCCCAGTCTCCTTTCTCAATAGCAGCTAAAAACTTTTTAAATCCTAATAACCTAGATAGACCTAAATTAAAACACATATTTACTAACACACGCTGTCTTGTGTCTGTTAAATTTTTAAACCAAGCAAACGTAGCTTCTAATTCTTTTACACAAAGGTCTATGTCATTGTTAAGTAGAAAATTAGATTCCTCTACTGTAATTCCTCGGTCATCAACATTTCTGCCTACTCCAATTGTATTCTTTCCTGCAGAACATTTGTAAAGAGTAAGAACTTCTCCTTCGTCTCGTTTCAGTTCTTCTATAAGTTTTTCTCTATTCATTCGTCTTTATCCTTAGTAGAATTAGAAGCACCAAAGTAAAACGATATAATAGCACTTGCTAAACCGCCAAGATAGCCGAGAACTAGATTAATCAAAGCTTCGCTGTTTTGTTCTGGAGGCTGTAGCGTAATTAGAAAAATATAACCCATAAAGCCACCAACTACGACTAATCCCATAATTCTAGAAGTCCAGTCTTTAGAAAACTTTGATCTCGCGTCTTGAATATCTTTAGTTTCTAAGGCAAAAACGTCAACTTCTAACTCTGCCATTTGCACTTCAAACTGTTGTTCTGCTTTTTTAAGCTCCAACATTTGCTCTGGAGTGGCATTTTGTACTGCTTTTTCTATTGCTTTTGGGTTGTTTTCACAACCAAGTACTTTAGCAACAACATCTCCTGCCATACCGCCCATTGGTCCTGCTAATGCAGATCCTAAAGTTGGTGCAACTGCACCTACTATGTTTTTTAAAAATGCTAATTTTGCCATTGTTACTCCTTATACGCTTTATTTATTCTAACTTGAATCACTACTTTTTACCAAATTCATTGAATGTATTTTTTACCTATCTCGTTATAGTACAATTCTTTAAAATTTATCTCTTGTATTAGTATAGGAGAAAATCCTGTTTGGTTTGTTATATGATGAGCGTGGAGTCTAGCATAAGGAAATATAATATTAGGGCAATCTACCGCTAGGGCTTCTTCAATCTCGCTTTCGTCTTTGTAGTGACACAAAGTAAATATACCACTTTGAATAAAATTAAGTATGTATAAATAACTATCTTCATATTTAGACGTTATTTGAAACGAAAGCTCTACTTCAAATGCTTTTTCTTTGTTAAAAGATATAGAAGAAAACCCAGACTGACAAGCTAGGTCTGTTTCTACTTCAGGCGGTTGTTCTTGTAAATAACGAACAGCATCAGGTACTTCTATACTAGATTCTTTTGTGTATACAGCAGATATTTTTATGTGTTTATTTGTGGTGGACATAGTGCATTTTCTCTCTTGTGTTTTTAATTTTAGTAAGGGTTTTGTTTGCTAACGAGGTAATACGAGTTGTTTCTTTTTTAGGAACTCCTTTTAGATAGGGCAATAATTTATCAAAACAGTACGCATAAATCTCTAATACGTTAATATTTTTTCGGTGTATAGGCCCAAGATAATTATGTATTAACGCTTGTTCTCCTAAAACCCCGTAATTAAAAGCGTCTATTGCAGCAGTAGACTCTTCTTCAAACAAAATATCGTCTTTGTGGTTCATGTATCTAGGCATATACAACAGTTTTTTATCTCTAACTGCTCCCGAGTCTTTTTCTGGTACTGTTTTCCACTTCTTAGGGTTTATTATAAATATAGATAAATCTAAAACTTTTTTATTAAGTTTTTCAGAACTATACTGATAATGCTCTTTAACCCTTTCATGGTCAGTAAACACCCCATATCTGCTAACAGCCATATGGTATTTTTTTAATTTAGATTTAGTAGGAAGGTCTTTATTCTTTAAATTAACAACTAGCCCGCTTTTTATAACTAATGCTATTTCATTAGTATTACTTAAAGTAGTAGCAATTCTACTTTTTAACATTTTGTCTTTAGTAATAACTTTATAAGTTATTTCTGGATTATTAATATCTAATGAATTTGTTGTAAGTTTCAGTAGATTATTTTCTTCCAGTATTAAGACTTTTAGGGTTTTTAGGTTTAACATGAGGTATATCTTTAAAATACTTAAAAAAGTTTTTTATATTTTGTTTTGGATTTTCAGAATCATAGTAAATTAATCCTGAGTATTTTGACGACAGTATTCTTTTAAAATCATCAATAACAGGATATCCTTTTTCAAAAAGAACAGCGTATATCGGGGTGTAGGTTTTGGTTGCAATTTTTTTACGATCAAATAGCTCTATGCGTTTACCTTGAGATAAACCAATAAGTCCCATTTCAGAGTTAGAAGTACACCCAATTTTTCTTGTTCTATTTAAAATGTTATGCCCTGACAGTTTTCTGTCTAACAAGTTTTGTTTACCATAACGGTTTCTTAAATAAGCCATAACAAACGGAGAAGTTAAAGGATGTGGTTTTAACACAGCTCCTTCTGTATCAATAGCTCTTTTCACTTTAATGTCATCTGTTATTTCTTTTATTATGTTACTTCCAGCTAAAAAAATAACATACGGGTATTCTTTTTTTGTTTGCTTCAACGCATACTTGTCTGTGTTATTTTTAGCTATATCTTGAAATATCTTTTCGCCTTCTTCTGTAATGTCATCGTTTAGGGCATTCCTTAATACTTTCTTACAGTATAAAGTTGAAGCTGGTTTTAAATATACAAACTTAGTCATAACATCTGTATATAAATAACCTCTTATTTTATTTTCGTTCCCAAAGTCGTACCAAATATCGTATTCTAAATTAGTACCGTGGTTGCCTTTTTTTGGTAATAGATGATGTATCTTATTTAGTTTATTGTTTTCTTTTGATCTACGAATATTCCCAGATTTAAAAAAGTGTGCTATGTCATTATTAAGAACATCATTAAAAGCTAATGTCTCAATCGTCATTGCAACCTACTTTTTCTTCTAACTTATCCATTCTTTCTTCCATCTCTTTAAAATGTTCTATTAATATAGAAAGAGTTTCTTCTGTTCTTCTATTAATAAGATGAATTTGTTCTTTAAGATCTTCAGACATAATTAATCCTTAATTTCACAGCTTATAATAATTTCAAAAGGGATTAGTAAATTACTTGTATCTCTTTTGTCTTCTGGATAATCGTAATATTTATTCCAAAAAATAATTGTTCTATCGTAATCCTTTTGCATTTTTACAGCAGCTTCTAATGGGTTACCTGTAGCATTTGTATCTATATATGTTGCATTTTGATATGGATTTTCTCCAGCATACAAGCACAACCACCCACCAGAATTACTTATAACTAATACTTTTTCATTCAAAATTTTGATGAAATCATCTAAATTATTAATAGCATCATGTTTTTCTAAAGTTAAACCTGAATGATTATATACAGTTTCAATGCTTTTTTTATTATATTTAGGCATTAAAGTAATTACATCTTCATTTTCTGGTATGTAACTTTCTGAATATAATGCAATCCTTTTTATATCAGGTTCTTGCCTAAGCGATTGTACTGCGTCTTCTATTGTATAATGTTGTGCGTTACCTACACTTATTACTGTTCTTAGGTTTGGTACATTCTCTAATAGTGCTTCACCAATACCACCGCTTTGGGTAACTAAACCTATATCTCCAGTAGTTTTTCTATCTAAAAGAAAAGTAGAATAAGCATCACAATGAACACCCATACAGTTTGGTCCAAGTATTTTTGCTTTGTTTTTTACAATTCCATACAGCTTTTTTTCTGTAAAATTATCTAAAGTATTAATAATTATAATTTTATTTGTACCTTTATTTATAATCTTAGTTACTTCTTCAATAATATTAGGTACTGCTACTATTGCTAAATCAGGAGTTTCTGGTAAATCATTGTATGAATCATGTTTAGTAATAAGATATAAGGGAACTTTAGTGCTTTCTAACAGAGAATCTCTAAGAGCAGCACCCCAATACTTGTTTTGAGATATAGCTTCATCAAGCGTTTTTGTAGAAGACCCTACAAGTGCTATTGAAGCAGGATTAAGAAAAGTCATCCTGTAAAAGTTACTACTAGCTTTTTATATTTAAAACCTTTGTCGTGGTATTCTATAGTTATAGGATTAGAATATTTAATCCATCCAGAGCCAGCACAATCAATATATGTCTTTTCCATATTAGAACCTTCTACAACCCATACACTAGATTTAACACAATTATCAGAAACACTTTTATAAAATTCATCTGTTACTTTATGGTACTCTAAAGAATAACACCAACCTTGACTGCCACCAGCATCTTCTCTATACAAGTCTAGTTCATGGTTAAACATTTTATCGCCTTGTAATTCTCGTCTACCACAACCATAATTTACTATTCTTCCATCTATGTCTAATTTAAAGATAGCATCACCAGCGTTGTCATCTCTGTTTTTAAATGCAGTTTTTATAGCGTCAAGTTTATCTGCTGTGCTAGAACTAACAGTTAAGTTAAATTCGTCCCATATTATATTTGGTTTATCTCCGTCAAAATAAGGTAATGATTTAGTAAAACATTCTTCAAAGATTGTTTGGTCTATATCACTGTAGTTAATTTTTGTTACAGTCATTGTCATTTTATGCTTCCTCCCATGAATCGCCGTCCCAATATCTAGCGTTGTGTGCATTTGCCGAAGCTACTTCTGTTTCAAATAACGAACCTGTGTTTCCTGTGGCTGTAATCCTTTCAAATATAATAGTAGCTGTAGTGGCAGTTGTGTTAAAAGTTGTGGTCGTGCTCGCAGACGTTTCAACAGTCGTATCGAATGTGGTAGTCGTATTAAAGGTGGTGGTCGTGCTCACACTTGTTGCAAAAGTGGTCGTAGTGTTAAAAGTCGTTGTAGTTGATCTACTCGTGTTAAAAGTTGTAGTCGTGCTTCTGGTTGTGTTAAACGAAGTTGTACGAGAAGTAGTTCTAGAAGTAGTGTGCGATGTGGTACGCGAAGTATTCTGAGACCCTCCACCTTTACCTGGTAGGTTTGTACTGAAAGTAGTCGTGTAACTTGTAGTGTACGAAGTTGAGTAAGAAGTAGTATTAGAAGTCCCAAAAGTTGTTGTTGTACTATGTGATGTTGCAAATGTTGTTGTAGTGCTTTGAGTCGTGCTGGTTGATCTAGTTGTATTAAAACTAGTCGTAGTACTTCTGGTAGTGCTAGTTGACCTGGTTGTAGAAAAAGTAGTATTGAAAGTCGTAGTCGTGCTGGCACTTGTAGAAAATGTGGTAGTTGTGTTTTTTGTAGTTTGTTTTATGGCATTAAAAAAAGTAGTAAGACTGCCATCTGTTTCTTTTACAACAGCATAATTTACAAAACGTAGTGTTCCATCAGTAACTTTTACGAGAATAGGGTTTGGTGTTTCAATTGAGTCACCGTCCCATATTTTAATTGCCATGCTAAATTCTCATGATACAACATACCAGACAAAACCAATTTTTTTACCAGATCCATCTGTAGGTGCAGAAGTTACAATCTCAAAGTCTCTAGTGTCAAAATCTGTGAGAGCTACTTGTTTCATAGTTCCTGCATCATTTACCACTACTCTATCTGCGTCTGCTAATGTTGTAGAAGTAGCACTTGTATCACCGTCTATTACGTTGAGCTCTGCTGCAGTACTTGTAACACCATCTAAAATATTTAGTTCTGCAGCTGTAGAGGTAACTCCATCAAGTATATTTAATTCTGCTGCTGTGCTAGTAACTCCATCTAATATGTTTAGTTCGGCTGCTGTGCTAGTAACTCCATCAAGAATATTAAGTTCTGCTGCAGTAGAAGTAACACCATCAAGGATATTTAACTCAGCGGTACTAGAAGTAACACCATCTAAAGTTTGAACTTCTGCTGCTGTTAGGTCTGCTAAAGAACTAGCTGTATCACTTGCCATTGTTGCAAGCTCTGTTAACTCTGCATCTAGTGGCTGTTTTGCATCGAGTTGAGTCTGGACATTAGAAGTAACGCCATCGACATGATTAATCTCTGCTGTCGTAGCAGTTACTCCATCCATTATATTAAGTTCTGCAGCAGTCGAAGTAACTCCGTCCAGAATATTTAACTCTGCAGTAGTTAATGTAGCTCCGTCAAGAATGTTTAGTTCTGCAGCTGTAGATGTTGTAGCTAGACTTACTGATCCACTAGAGACTGAAAAATCATCTGAATTAAATGAAGCTATACCTTTAACTGAATCAGTAGCATCTACAAGATTTGTTAGTTCTTCTAAAGCTTTAACGTTGACTCGAAGTTGAAGTTTATCACCAGTAGAAAAAGAACGTGCGGACGTATTATCCTGTGCACGAACTACAGTAAGAGTAGTGCCTGATATTCCAGTCACTTTTACTATTTCTACATTTGCACCGTCATCCATTGTAGCGTAGAAGTAGTCACTTCCTGAAGGTGTAGGAAAAGAAGCACTACTAGCTACGCTAATACTAGTTGTACTAGTATTTACATCAGCACTTAAAAGTGTGCCCGCATTGTTTTTTAATAAAACCCCCATGCTATCGGCACTCCTTCTTTAACTAACGGTTACAGTCCATGTAATTGTCATGGCATCTGAAGACCCTTTGTTTACAACTGAAAAAACTGTACGACATAGCATTGTCCCACCAGAAGAAGCATTTAAAATAGCTGCTTCAGTAAGAGCTGCTGTACCTGTTCCTGCAGGAAAAGTTGCAGTGTATGTTACTACAGCGGCAGAAACACTTGTACTAGCCAAAGCCACACGTGCTGACTCTGAAACTAAAGCAGTTTGTCCTGCAGCAGCCGCTGTTGTACTGGTTCCTACTGCCATGTGACTCATCACACCTGCAGAAGTTCCTTCTATACGACTAGCGACAAACCCTTTACCCGCGGTAACCACAAGGTTGTCTATATCCTGTACTAATTCACCATTTAGGCGTATTTGTACATGGCCTTTCAATTGTAGTTGTTCATCTATGTTTGACATTTTTGCCCTCTCGGTTAATCTTAACTACTCATTGAACATAAAAGTGTTTACGATACCCTCATTAAATCGAGAGAACCCAACACTTTCAATTAATTGTACCTGTAATAATTCTGAAAGTGTAGCACTATCTGATTGCGGTGATGCAAAGCTAATAGCTGATGTTTCAGATATTGATACTACATTGTTCTTATTTAGTGCTACGTCTGTTTTTAGATCATCAGAAACACTGGTTGTATCGTCCATTGTAAAAGCATCGGAAAGTCCTTTTTCAAAACTAGAGACAATTAAAGCCTCTGAAATACTAGGTGTGTCAGCAAAAGCTCTAAGGTAAGTTAAAGCGGTCGTTAGTGAATCTGACATACCAAAACTATCAGAAGCTGGTCTACTAAAAGCAAGAGCAGGGCTATCTGACATACCAAAACTGTCAGAAACTGGTCTACTAAAAGAGATAGCAGGTGCATCTCCTATAGTAACAGTTAAAGCTTCTGGGCTATCATTTTGTACTGTAAAGTATTTGTTTAATACATTTGTATTTAAATCTACAACAGCGTTTATGTCTACGAAAGAAACAGTAGCTTTTCCTTTAACATAAGATATGTTGGCTGATATTCCCATTAATTAAAATCGTCACGTACGTTAAATTTAATTAGGTCTTGCACTGTTTGAATATTACCGCTTGAGTTTGTAAACTCGACTTCTCCTTCATATATACCTGCAGCTGTCCAAGTCCCTGAAGGGAACAAAGCAGTTGCAACTCCATTAGAGGCGTCTGTTAAAGTCATTGTTATTGTTGAAGTCAAAGTAGTTTCACCTACTTTACGAATAAAAAGTTTTACTGAGCCACTTGTTAAATTTATAGGAGCCCACGTAGATGAGTCTTCTACATCTAGTGTTTTACCTGAAGCCGCTGTATTACTGTCTTTCAACGTTACAACAAGCTCAGGTAGTGTATCTCCTACGACTAATTTTATTGTTTCCGAATATGCCATGTTATCTACCTTAAATTATCTTATTATAATATTGCAGCTGGAGTGAAATCACTTACTTCTGCTTTACCTCTTGCTATATCTTCTACTCGTCCTACTGTAGGACCAAAGAATGGAACCCACCAAGACCCTCCATAATCAGAGGCTTCATACATAGGTATTGCTATACCAAATGGTCCTAATGGACCTGCTCTGTCTAGTATTTCAAACATATACTCACCCCAACTCATAGAGTCAGTTCTAAATGCGCTCCTATCTCCACCACGAGCAAAATATTTAGCCCACTCTCTAGTTTCTAAGCCTATCATAGTTAGAGGTAATATAGTTAAAGCACCCATAACTAAAGGTAAAGAAGCCCCTGAAATAGTACCATCTTCAGCGTATCTATTTTTAGTTTCGCGCAACGCTCCACCTATAATGTTTTTACCGTAAGCATAGAAGAAAGACTTTAATTGCCAAATTAAAGCTGTATATGGGTTAGAAGCCCAAGCGGGACGTTCTGCTGAGTTAGGTCTTACAATAGACTCATCTACAAACCTACCTAATGCAGCACGTACACGCTCTCCACTCTCCCCTTCAAAAACAAATTGAGTAGATCCTTTTTGTTTAGCTGCGTTTATATCTTCAACTGATACTTGTAGTTCTTCTAAATATCGACTGTATCGCTTACGTTCAGCTGCTGACAAGTTAGGATCTGAAAGTTTGTTAGCTGTATTAGTCAAAAACGCTTTACCCATACCTGTTGCATACACTCTACTAAACCTTGTAAAGTTTTCTAACATTGTAACTCTAAAGAACATATCAGTAATTTTTTGAGCTTTAGGTACTAAGAAACCTAATTGAGTAGCATTAATATACATTGTATTTATAGAATCAAACGTTACAGTACCTACTTCTCTAGCAAAATCATTAGCATCTTGTTTGTTATCAAAGTAGTTTCTAACTTGTTTTAACGCTTCTTTAAACCCATCTAAATCTTTAGAACGTAGAACAGGCCCTGCTAAGTCAGGCAAAGATGCTAATGTAGCAAATGTTAAATAAGTTACTACGTTTAGAGTAAGTAATGCACTGTTTATGTTACGCATAAGCGGTGACATGTTTAGACCAGTTTTACCTAACATTGCTTGTAAAGCACTTCTAGTTACTTCCCTATCACTTCTGTCTTCAATTCTTTGCAACATTAATTCAGATGCTTTCCAACCTCTTAACGTTTCACCTTCTTTAGCTAGAGTTCTATACATTGTTTCAGAAATATCGTTAGATACTCGTCTTTCATTTAAAAGTTCTAAATCTGCGTTTGTAACTACAGTTTGTACTTTGTTTAAATACTCTAACCTTTTAGTCATGTCCTCTATGTACTTACGTAAAGAAGTTCCAGCGTCTTCTAGTACTCCAATGTTTCGTAGTTCTGTGTTGCTAATTTTTTTAAAATATTTAGCTCTAGATTTTGCCATACCAATAGTTATGGCAGAAGTAACATCTTTATCGCTTTCTATATCTGCGTCTATAACATCGTCTATATTGTGTTCATGTTTATTAGTTACAGCTTCAACAATTTTATCCCAGTCTGCTTTAACAGTAGGATTCTTCTCGGCTAATAAAAGAGCTAAACGTTTACGTAACTCAGGGCTATTTTGAAGTTCGTGCATAGCTAGTATACGAGGGAAGAACCTAGGAAGAGCTTTTATACTAGGATCTACACCTTCAATGTTATTCTTATGAAACTCTTGAAGGTAAACTCGTATGCTTTTAGCTACAGGACTTAACTCAGAAGTAGGTTTTGTATCGTCTTCTGCTTCTAAGAAAAATCTTTCAGACGCTTCAAAATCAGGGTCCCCAGCACTATAACGACCAAACTTACCTTTTTTATGTTTAGGTAACAACGCTAACATGTCATTCATGCGTTTGTGTATAAGTAGAATCCTAGCGTTTAAATAACCTGTATTTACCTTAGATTGAGAAGGAGAATACATAGCGTTAGCTAACTCAGGGCTGTACTGAGATACAAAGTTGTGTGCAGGGTATAAAAAGTATTTTACCCCCCAATGTTTTCTATCAGAAGGTAACAAATCTCTATTTTGCTCTAAAAACTCTATTACTTTAGCTTTAAACCCTGCGGCTCTTTTTTTAATGTTGGGAGCTCTTTCTTCAATGTTTTTAATTACACGATCCGACATTTCTCTGGCAATAACTTGTTCAGATAGAGTAGCTTCGTTTGGATCATTGTCTACATAGTACTCTCTGACTTGATTCATGTATTCATTAAAAGGAACACTTACTGCAAAACGGCTTCTAAATATTTTATTTAATTCTTTCCAAGCATCCCGTATTTTAGCTACAGTTCGTTTAAAATAACTGTCTACTATATTTTGTACTTTAATAGGTTTTTTCCCTTTAAATAAGCTTTCAGATGCTCTAATAGATTTAGCTTTAGCTGCATCGCTTCGATCTACTTCCACAGTACCAAATTTATCAAGTGGTTTAAAAATTGGAATAAACCTACCACTTTTGTCTTTTCTACCATCGCTGTAAGCAAACCCATCTATTAATGTCTCTCGAGATAAAGTATCCAATAGCCATCTAGATGTTTGATCTGAATACCATTCTTCAAACCCTAGTTTAGGATCTTGGTACGCACTAGGCGCATTTGGTTTTGCTTTAGCTTTTTCATATTCAGCGTATAAACGGTCTCTAATTCCTGGCTTATTTAAGAAGTTACGTTTTTCTTGTTGGTATATAGCATGTCCTACTTCGTGCCCTAAACTAAACAAAGCTTGTAGTTGTTGTACTTTAGTAGGTTTATCTGGCATATAAACAATAATAATATCTTTATCTTTATAGCCTAAATAAGCACCTTTTTGATTCTTCTTACCTATTTGATCTTTACCGTTAAATTCTTTTATAGCATTAACCTGTTGTTGCATGTCATCTAACACAGTCAAATCTAAAGAAGTTTCAGCTCCGCTTCTAGCTTTTCTAATAAACATTTCAGCTTCTACATGACTCATAATGGTTAAAGACTTTTTATATTTAAATACCTTTTTAAGGAAAGTTTTTAATTGTTGTTGTAACCTTCTATCAAATCCTTTACCTGTAATTCTGACCTCATCTTTTTTTGCAAGCTTCTCTTTTTCATATTTCAATTGATCAACTTCGTAGTCTTTTCTAGGATTAGTAGGAGTGCCGAGTTCTATGTCTTTTGCTTTAGTGTCAAACTGTAAACCTCTTTCGGCTGGTAACTCTGCTGCAGAATCAACTTTGCTTTCCCCTTGTGTTTCTATTGCATCTAAATACGCTGCGCTGTCAATAGTTCCTTTTTCGTCTACTTGGTACGCAGCTCTTACAGGTTGTTGTCCTGGCTCAAATAAGTTACCAAAATCATCTCCGTATAGATCGTATAAATCTTCTTTCAACTCTCGTATACGATCATGGACATTTATTTTATCTCCTACTTTGTATCCTAATTCTCTAAGACTAGTACTTTGTTCGAGAGGCCTAGAGCGAAGTGCAGAAGGGGTAGGACCAAAAACATCATCTCGTTTTATTTTTCTTCTTTGAAGTATTCTTTTTCGAGCTCTTTCTACTCTTTTATCACTATCGTCTAATAGTTTTTTAGTAACTATTATTTCTCCATAAGGGTTACCTTTTTCATCTTTAAATTGAGGTTCAGGCACTTGTGCGTCACGAAACTTAAACTTATTCAACGAAGTATCGCCGATTTTTTCTGTTTCAACCTCTACGGTAGGAGGAGCAGGCTGTGGTCTGCCTCCCTCTCGTAATTCTATTCTTTTTCCCGTATCGTCAGTAGCAATTTCATATGTTACTCCCTCTGGAGTCATAATAGGCCGCTCTGTTAGACGAACTCTAACCTTAGTAACAGTAGGGGCTATATAACCTACTATCCGTCCTCCTTGTCTTCTTGGTACAACTTGAGAAACATTAACCCCGTATTTATTAGCTACAAACTCTTGTTCGTTTTGAGGGTCTGATTTCTTTCTTTCTCTAAAGCTAACCCTATTTTGTTTAGCTTCAAGTTGTTGTTTTGCATTAAGAGCTTTTGCTTCGTTAAAACGGTCAAGTCTTTTTTGCAGATACTCTATCTGTTGTAGTTTCTGTTGAACAGACAAAGTAAGTCTTTGATCTTTAGCTACAGCTTTTTTACTTTTAGTTCCTAGCATACCTAAAGAAAACATCTTGCCTTGTCCCATATCGTATATAGCAGCTTCGTCAATATCTTTATCAAAAGCAGCCTCAAACACAGTTGTTTTTCCGTCTTTTCTTAAAGCGTATACTTTAGATAAAGGTTTTCCGTTATAACTTAATATGTAACCTTGGGCAGCTAACTCTGAAACTATGGTAGAAAAACCTCCTGCAATTTGTTCTTCTCGAGTAAAAGTACCAAAAGTAGACTCAGACTCTGCTTTATTAATATCCATTCCCAGTTGTACTAAAGGTTGTAGGTATAATCCGTCTTGTCCTACTTGGCGTGTGCCACCTCCTCTTTTTGCTTTTGTAATTGCACTTACTTCGGTTGGATTTTCGTAGCTACTATTTATATCTTTTACTCTAGAAAGCTTCCACCCTGGTGTTTTTGCTTTAGTTTGTCTAGCGGCTCTATCTGCTCTGTTTATAGCAACTTCTATTCTTCCTCCTGTATCCATACCTCCCATGATATCGGGAGATATTATCCGTAAAGAATAAGTTGGGTTATTAGGGTCGCTATCCATGTTTCTAACAGGAGCATAGAAAAATGCTTGGTCTGTATCTCCAAGATACTGAGGGTTACGTTTCAAAGCTACAAAGTCTTTTAAGAAACCAGCAGGTAGTTTACTAACTAGTTTTGTAACATCCTCAACTAATTGTGTTTTATTGCTGTCTGTTGATTCTTGTTCCTTAACTAAATAGTTAATAACTTCTTCTGCATCTTTAGCTCTAGACTCAATAGCGTCTTCTGTGCGTCTTTTAAACTGTACATCAGACTCGTTTTTATTTCTTTTAATAGGATTATCAGGGTCGTACTGTTTATATGTTTTTCTTTGTCCTTTTGTATCAAGCTTAAACTCTCCTCTAGCTTCTTCTAATACAAACTCACTACCAGGCTTAGCGTCAAGCGCATCTATCTCGCCTTCTTCCCCTAAATTAACATCTACATTTTCTTCAGTTTGTTTTAGTATTGAAAGTTGTTGAGCCAGAATGTCATTAAAAGGAGTGTCAGTCATACCCCTACGTACAGGTTCGTCAGTGTCGGTTTTCTCTTTAACAGGTTTAGGATTTAAATTAGCTTCTACTTTTTCTTCAGTAAAGAGTTCTTTACTATTAAGTTCTACAGTATCGCCAGGGTACTTTTCTTCAAAGTTAAATGTAGTTTGTTCTATGTTTTCGTCAGAAGTACTTTGATAATCTAATACGTCTTTGTCTTCGTCACGTACTACTATCACGTTTTGGTCGTTAGTATTTTGTCCTTGAGTATACCCAAGGATATCCTTAATACTTTCTTCAGTTAATCCGTCTTCTTTAAGCCTTTGATCTACATAGGCATTGTATTTTGTGTTTCTATCATCTACAAGAACTATACCTTGCCTACCTTCGTCAACTTCTAGTGGAATTATATTGCTGTCTGCTCCTGCTGCAATAATAATATCTGTAGCCCTAGCTCGCTGTTCTTCTAATGTAAGGTTTCCTGCAGGTAAGAACACAGATTTCCTTCCCTTTTCAGGGTTAACCAAAGCTCTTACTTGTTTTACAGCCCAAGCAAAAGGTTCAATATCAGTTGTTCCATCTTCTTTTCTAGCTTTCGCTTTAGAGTATACTTCAGCTACACTTGGCGCATCTTCTATAAAATTTTTGGCTTTACCTATAACTCTAGAGGCAACTTCAGCGGGAGCTCGCATAGCCCCACCAGCAACTACTCCTCCAAAAATACCTTCTGCAATTCGCAAGTTTGCTTCTCTAGCCGTATACTCGTCATCTATAGCAAATCGTTGTGCTACAAATAAACCTTCTTGAGCTCCTTCGGTAGCACCTTCTACTGCAGAACCTTTTACTAAACCTGTTCCAAAAGATTTAGCTACATTTTTCATCCAACCTGTAGTTTCGTCTATTTCTTTTTGAGCTGCATTTTTTGCAGCAGCAGTTTTAGCTGCATTCTTTTTAGCTTGAGCTTTTGCGTTTCTACCAAGAACATTCTTTACCATTGCGCCTACAAATATTTTTTCAGATAAAGTACCAAGTAACGCTTGTGGAATACCCATAGCATTAGCTAAGGCTGCTTCTCTTTTAGTTAATTTATACCCTGCATCTGAATACTCTCCTAAAGATTGAGCTGTTCCCGATACATATTCTTGAGACGCTGCTCCTGCCCAAAACCCATAAGAAAAAGGTCGAGTTTGCAAATACCCTGCTACTTCTCCATATCCTTTTGCTCCAGACTCAGCTAATGCTTTTCTTGGAATACGTCCTTTACCTCTAGTTTTAACCTTACCTGCCATTTTGTAAGCAGAATCTAAAATAGCAGCTTCATTAGCACTAAGAGGTGGGCCACCTTTTTTAGCAGCTAAACTTTTGTTAACGATACGTTCCATCATTTCTTTTGTAACTTTTTTAGAACTAGCACTTAACACACCTTTACCTAAAGCTTGCACTCCCAACCCTGTAAACCCTGAAGCCATAGTAGCTCCCATATAAGGTAAGAACTGTCCAAACGCTTTAATTGTTTGTTCTACAAGACCATCAAAAGTAGGAGCTTCTAAAAATTGCTCGAACGTGCCAAACCCTCGTAATAAGTCAGCGGTATGTCGTTCATGTACTTCTGCTAAATTTAAAGCTAGTTCTGCTTCTTCTGGGTCGTTAGTTAATAAATTAAATGCTCCTTTGAAACGTTGTATGTCAGTTTTTACAGTAGAAACGCCTGCTTTAAACGCATCTCCAAACTTACCGCTAGTAGTAGCTGCTACACGTTGTACAGTTGGATCTAATGCAGGAGCAACTTGAGTTGCAAAAAGCGCATCAGTAATTCGTCTTTCGACAGCTCCACGCGGTCCTGTATACCCAAAAGAAGCAGGTAAACTAGAAGGAAGATCTGACATTTCTCTTCGTACAGGAAATAACTCTGCTACAGGTGTAGACCTAGTTGAAGGTGTAGGGTCTGTAGGAGTTGGATCTGTTGAAACAGGCGTCTGCGTGTCCGTCATACTAGCTAGAACATCAGAAAACTTTTTAGCCCTATCGGGTGTTTGTTTTTTAGCCCAGTCTGAGTCTAAAACTTCTACTGCTGCACCTGAATAATCTCCCGATTTCATAAGATTCCACGTTTTATCAAACGCTTTAGGGTTTACATCAATGTTATTCCAACTTTCCCCTAATTGATAATTTACCGAGGTAAGACGTCCAAGATCAACGGGTTTAGAAAGCTCATTGTTTTGATTTACAGCTGCGTTATAACTTTTTTGTACATCTTCTTCAAACCAACTATCTATTTGATCTTGCGGTACTTTAGACCCTGGAGGGTATTTTTTTAGTTCTTCTTCACTTAATAAGTGCCCATAGCCTGCAGAAAACCCTGTAGCGTCTGGGTAAACATCGTCACGAAAACCTTCTTCTGACTTTATAAGGTCCTTAATACTTTGAGGTACAGCCACACTTATGTACCTTCTTGCATTCGTTGGGTATCTAATATTAGTCCAATTAACCCTTTATTTCCTACTTCATCTACTAAATCGCGAGCATCTAAAGTTGCTCCATTAGGCATTTGAATTAACAAAGGTTTCCCTGAATTTACTATTGCTTCTGCTTCTTTAAAAGCTTCTGGACCATAGAAAGATCTACCCTCAACTGTAGTTTTGGTCAAGGTTATAGGTTGGTTTCTATCTAACACAAACTTTGGAGTTGGACCCCCTTCTCCAACTCTAGCAGGTTGCGAAGGTTGAAAAAACCATTCTCTTAGTGCATTTGCAGTTTTATCTATAAACCCTTCATCTGGGGTGTCGTCTGCATCGAAGAATAATGAGTAAACAAACCCTGGTCTTTCAAGTTGATCTATAAGTTTTAATTTAGTTACATAGTTTTCATCTTGTTGAAACGCAATGAAATCTGTTATTGCTTTTGGACCAAACGTAGAAATATCTTGTCCATTTTCTACTGCAGATATAATAGGACTTAGTCTTTTTTCTTCGAGTCCTAATAAGTTTCTAATTCTAAGATTTAACTGAGAATTAGCACTTGAATCTGCTAAAAGTTCAGGTGTTATATCCTTTATAAGATCATTCATATTTGACCTGTGTGCTCTACCATCTACACTATACTGCAGAGCATTATCTTGGAAGTCTTTGTTTACATTCCTGTTAAACTCTGCAATACGTTGATTTAAGTTACCACGAGAAATTTTATTAGATTCGTCTCTAATTCTATTACCTTCTTGTTTTATTGCTAATTCTTCTGCAGCTAAATCCCATTGCCCTGTTTCATAGAAAAGAGCATTAGATTTACCTTCTAGAAATGCAGCTAACGTTTTAGCTCCAACACTTTCAGGGTTATCAAAGTCTCCTAAATTACTTAGGTAAGACATATATAAAAGTTGTCTTTGTTTTTTAGCATAAGACGCCATGTTACCTTGTCTTTGTTGATTATCTTCTACTAGTTTGTTGTAGTCTGCATCTGTTAAAACTTCAGGTATTTTTTTCAACATGCTTTTTAGCGTTTCTACGTCCCCATCTTCAATAGCTTGATCTATTTTGGACAGTTTAATCTCAGGGTCTTTAGCTACTTTAGAAATTATTTTATCTACTTCTTTGTCACGTGGACCTCCCTGTAAATCTTCAACCTTGTTATTTAAAGCAAAGGTATAAGGATCGGCTCTAAACTCAGCTCGTTTTTCAGGCTTAGCTAGCAATAAACTATCTAAAGCCTCTATATCCATTTTTTTATAAAACGCTTTAACCAAAGCAGTATCTTTATCTGACTTATCAACAAACGGTGTAGAAGATTTATAAGATTCAGTAAGTTTATTTTTTACTGTGGACAAAGCACGTTCTACTAAACTATTTTCTAGGTTTGTAAGTTCTTTTTGTTGAGATTCATCTAAGCCTTCCCATTGTATATCAGTAGTATCGAATGGGTGTTTTTGCCCTGGAGTTTTTACATATGAACTTGGAGGTCTAAAACGTCCACTGCCCATTAGCGGCCCTCTAAGACCAACTGAGGCTCCTCCAGAAAGTAGTTTTCGTGCTTCTGTTATTAATTCTGCTCCATACAGTAATTCTTTACCTTCTGTATTTTCACCAAGACCCTGATAAGGTCCGATAGAAGTAGCTAAAGTTGTTTCAGGCGTTTCAGACGTTTCAGCAGGTGCTCCAAAGGGTCTACCTGCTGCTTCTTCTTCGGCTTTAAATTCTTCTACTGCTGCTCTCTGTCTTGCACTTTCTTCAGCTTGTGATATAGCTTCCTCTATAGGAGCATTTGCGTCTATTGCAGCCTGTCTATTAGTTTCAGCTTCAGCTATAAGTTGAGTTTTTAAAGCTCTATCTGCGTTAGGATCAAATATATCATCTACACTGTCGCCTAAGTAAGGGTTAGTTACAAACGCTAAATTTTTATCTACTCCTGCTTCTTGTTTAACTCTAAAATTAAATCCTTTTTCTAAGTTATCTAAAGTACCAAGTGAAATACCTCGTGTTTCTAACTGATCAAAAGCACCTGTATCTAAATCCCTAACGTTAGAACCATCGTCTGTCATTCCAGTAGTACGAATTTCTCCTGTTTCAGGATCTACGGTATTTACATCAGGTCGTATAAGTATTTCGCCTGTTTCAGGATCTTTATACAAAGTGCTGGTAGGTGAAAAGTACTTTCCGTTTCCCAAAAGACCGCGAGAAAAATCTGTATTGTTTTGAAAACTAGCAAGTCCTTCTATCCCACGTACTTTAAGAATGTCGGAAGCTGTAATAGTTTCATCTAAAGGGTTATTCTTTCGAGTTCTTTCATATTCTCTATAATAGTTTTCAAAATTATCTTTAGCTTTTTTTGCATCTCCATCAGCTTCAAAAAGAAAATACGAAGGTACTTCTCCCCTTTCAAATTTATCCTGAAGCTCTACTCTGTATTTTTTCTTCTCCAAAGTTAATTCGTTATTTATTTTTTGCGCTCTGTTTATATCTTGTTCTTGTGCAAACTCAAGTTCTTTTACTGTATCTCTTTGACGAGGAGCAGAAGCAACTATAGCTTTTTGTATGTTTGACCCTAAAGTATCTAAAAATCCCATATCTTACACCTATATAAATGAAGCTAACGCACTGCCTAGTTTACCAAGAAAATTTGCAGATTGTTGTTTATAAGCAGCTCTGTCATTTTGATAACCTTGTTGTCTAGCTGCTGCGTTTTGTGCAGCTGACCCTAAACCCCTCATAGAACTACGGTTAACACCTTGCCCAATATTAATTAAATTACCTAACATAAACCTGTTTGCATCACGTTGAGCTAAACGAGCATTGTTCAAACCCCCTGCAAGGTTTAGAGTACCTCCTAGTTGTAACATTTTTTCTGCTTCTCGGCGTTCAGCGGCAGTTTGCTGGTATCCAAAACGTTCTCTGTTTCGTTCTGCAATGCCTCTAGCTAACTCGGTTTGTTGAGGAATATCTTCCATAGCAGCATCTACTAATTCGGTGCTATCTCTAGAAGACACTAAAGCATCTTCAAAATCTCTGAAATTACGTATATAACGCTCATGCGCTCCTTCTGCAACCGAAGCGAATGTAGCATCAGGATCAGTAACTATAGGAAGCTCATCTGCACTGTAGTTACTGTAAGTATTAGGAAATTGTAAAGTGCCTATACTTGTGCCTCCAGGTGCAGGGTTCTCCATTTCTTGCTGTCGAATAGCTTCTCTACGTTCCTGTTTTTTAAGACGTCTAGCTAGTCTGTCTGCTCCTGGACCTCTTTGAGGAATCCCAGTACTCCTCATTTCTCTGTCTTCTCTATATGCCATTAGTTTTTACTCAAATATCTACGACTAGGGTCAAATACAAAATCAGAGTCGTCTCCCAAAAGGTTAGGCGGTTTATTTTTATAATTACCAAACAAATTAAACTGTTGTTTATACTGCCTTCCTGAAGCATCTGACATTATATTAGGACTTTCCGAAGTAAAGAATTCTCCTGTAGTTTGCATATTACTTAAACCTTTTGAAGCTGCAGCTAACCCAGTTTGCATAAGAGCCCCGCGTCTTGCTCTACGTACAGCTTGTTCGTTTCGTACTCTATTCAAATCTGTAGAAGCTGCAATTCTAGCACTTTGAGCTAAAGCATCGCCTGTACCTGCTTCTTGCCCTCTAGCTATACCAAGTACGTTTAATTGATCCTCCATTTTAGCGCCTTTAGCAGCTGTGTTAGCAGCAAGTATTTGTCCAGTAGCGGCAAGTGCTCTTTCTGCACCATCGCCTATGTTTTGTACTGACCCTAAATCTAAATCTGCAGTTAAAGCTTGTTGCGTATCTGCAGCGGCTCTACCACGTAATGTACTAGCTACATCTTCTGACGCAGCTTTATCTCGCATTTCTACTAGCAACGGATCATACGTTTTTTTGAAGTAATCAGCGTCTGCTTTAGCTATAGCCGCAGCTGTTTTTTCTGTTTGCGTAGGAGCGTAGTCTTTTTCTTTTGGAGCTCTAGTTTTGCTTCCCATGTAATGTTACCTTTCTTCTGTATACTCTAAATTCTTCTGTCCAACCTGTACTGCTTAAAAACTTACCTAGTTCTGGTACTGCCGACTGTGCTTCAATACTGCCACATCCGCAATACTCAGCAATACCTTCAAACCATCTTATATGATTCAACCAATTATTTTTACCTCTTTTATGCGTGTACGCAATCCATACAACTAAAACCTTTTCTTCAGAAAAAGGATCTTCCTGTACAGAAAGCACTACAAACCCTAAAGGTGATACAAAAAGCATAGACTTACCCGCTACACATTCAGAGTACACGTCTTCAGGTTTATAAGTTAAGTGAGGGTTTTGTTCTAAAATAAATTCAATACCTTCACGTACCATTTCCCAGCAAGTACGAATGTCAGTGTACTCTGGGATATCAAAATCTTTATGTATATTTACAACATTAGCAGTCATTAGTAATCAAGCTCCATTCCATATTTTTTATAACGCTTACGTTTAGTAAGTCCCACTCCTCGGTATTTAACAAGCCTACGCACACCTAAGTCACCGCTACGTGCTCGTAGTTCTGCTTCTGCTACCTGTTGTCTAAACAGTCCTAAGTAATCTGCAGAAGCAAAAATATCTGTCCATGCTCTAGAAGGTATACGTAACAACCTGTACAACGTGCCGTACAAAAGGCCGTCTCTGTAGTCGTTAGAAAACGAAGTATCTATATTTGAGGCAGTTCTTGTAGGTTTAAGAGCTACAGAAAGTTGTATTACGCTTGCTTGAGTAGCATTTGGTACTGGTATTAACCAAAACTTATTAGAATCTTTTTGTAAATATACTTTTGGTATACTAGACCTATCTCTCCAATCAGGGTAATTTAATTCTAGACTCCTAGGACTTATAGGGTCTAAATCTTCTCCATCATAAATAGCCCAAAGTATGCTGTGTACAGAAGTACCTACTGGCTGGTCGAACTCGTACTCATGTATTCCCGACACACTAGAAATAGGCTCTAAGTCATGTACAAAAGCTTTGCTTTTTTCGCAGAACTCTATAGTAGCTGAACGTAAATTAGACTTTACTAGTGTTTCAGGACATCCTGGTACGTAAGGTAAAATCTCTTTTACTAATGAATCAAATGTAGCCATATTCTACCCCGTTGGTGGTGCTGAGTTTTGTGGAGAAGCAAGTGCATTACTACGAGCATCTTGATTAGGACTTAACCCAAATTGTACCTGTGAACCTCCCGATATACTGGAGATAAACAATTGATAATGTAATTGTGCCATAGCCATATTGCCTGCAAACTCCGCATCTTTTAAATAACATTTGTACAGTACAAAATCTACTATAGCATTTCCGTATATGTCGTCTATGTATATAGTAGAGCTCGTGCTAGACAGGTCAGTTGGGTTTGCAGAAGTTATAATCTCTACAAACGTGCTTGTACTAGAAGCTCCTGGGTACACATAAAATCTACGCGGATCATCTTCATCAAACATGTAATGTTTTATGGTAGTGCTATGTGCTGCATCTCCTGTTACGTCAGGATCATGCCAATCAGGATCTTGAGAGTTAATAATATCCATATCCACTAATGTAATAGATCGTTTACCTGTTGCACTACCTCCTGCTGCAGACATGTTTCGTACAACTTTAATTAAACGTAATGCGGAACTAGGAATAGTTTGTTCTGTCCCAACAGCTAACGCTATATTAGAATGGTCTGCGGCTGATTCTGGACGTAAGTTAACAATTTCCCTTTGAGCATCATTTATATAACGTAGTAATTCTGTTTCAGGAAAACGAACATTAGTAGAGTCTTGTAAAGAGTCTTCTATACGTAGTATTAAGTTTGCACCTGTTAATGTACCTGCCATATATTACCTTTATTCTTCTACGTAAGCCTCATTTACATCAGGCGTACTAGGATCATCAGCTTTGTAGTGACCATCTTTAGTTCTGGCTCTTTTCTTTTTAGTTACTTTCTTTTTAGCCGCTGGCTTCTTTGTTTCTTCTTTAACTTCTACTGCGCCTTGTTGTAACGCTTGAAGTCCAAGATCATCGCCTACTTCTCTAACTTCGCCTTTAGCGATATGTATAGAAGCTCCCCAAGTTGTAGTCACATGTAAATCTTTATTTGCTGTTATTTTCATTTTTCCCTCCTTGGGAAAATTAAGTTAAAAGATGGTGGCCATCCTTAACAAAGTTAAGTAGGCCACCTGTGCTGCTAATTAAAATGCAACGTCTAAACGAATAACACCAAAGTCTTCAGACTGACCTGTTATGTCAGAGTGATACTTAGGCTTCTTCATTCCAAAGATCTTACCAATTGAAATACCGTTTTGGTTTCCGTAGTCGAATACATCTTCAACTATTTCTGGAAGACCGATATCTGCCATAGCAAGAGCTTGAGCTCCAACAAATAGACATGCAGAACCGTTGACGTCAGCGTCAGCGCCCCACTTGTAACCGTTAGAACCTGCGTTAGCTGATGTTCCTGTAAGAGCTCCACTTGTGTTAAACACGTGTCTGAACTCATGGATCATCACACCATCAACCATTAGACTTGAAGAACCTGAGAATAGTTCGTTGTTAGGTCCTCTAATACCAGCACTTCTAACGTTAGCTAGGAAGTCTGAGTCTAGTTTAAGGTCAGCCATTACTTGTGGAGTAACGAATAAGTGATACACTTCATCGTTACCAGCTCCACGCAACCCACGGATGTATTGATCTTTAGCAAAAGCTTTAAGAGCAAGAATACACTCATAAGTTATCGTGTCAGCTGCTGCAGTAGCAGTAACATCTCCAGCTACAAGTTTACTAGTAGCGTCCCAACGTCTGTGACGGTTGGTAGTAGGAGCAGTAACGTCACTTGCGAAAGCAAGATCCCCAAGATTTTGTCCTGTGTTTAGGACACCTCTCAACGCACCGTTGTTTTTAAGCGTGTATGAAATACCTGACAACGTTAAAAACGCAAGTTGGTCGATACGATCTGCCATTGCGTATGCAAGTGCATCTCGTGAGTGCTCACGGAAGTTAACAACTGATTTTTGATCCGCAAGACGTCCTGCAAGACGGTTTGCAAACCTTAGTTGATCAAGTTGTGTAACTATGTCGAATGCTCTTAATGCTTCTTCATTACCTTCTAGAGAGTTGTCACCAACGATACCATCGCCTGTCATATCAGCAAGAAGAGTAAGTACTGCTCTTGCGCCTTTTTCAGACTGGGTAAGTTCAGATATTCTTTGAACCATAGCGTTAGAGCCACTTCCAGCGAATTGGTTAATGAAGGACATATTTCGAGCTACGCGCCAAAAATCACGTGACCAGATAGTAAGCTGTTCGCTAGTCAGTGATGCAAAGTTAGTATTTGCCATTTCTATATCCTCATAAGAGATTAAAATTAAAAAAACTTAATCGACTTCTGGGGCGATATAACCCGTATACCCTGTATCGTTGGGATACGTTTTCGTATTTTAACGATTACGACCTCGACTAGATTAACGCCATAGTAGGCGAATAACGTTTTTTTACCTAAACGACCTGGGTTAGATATCGTTCTAACAAACGAATTAACTACAATCCTAACATAAATTTATCCAAAGTCACCACGTAATCGTCTTACTGTTTCCTCTGGTAATGCTCCAAACTCATCATCAGACAGTGTATTTATGTCTGTAACTTTGTCGCCACGTGCTGAAGCACTTTCTCCTTTTAATGTAGGAGGTTGGGCTTTTGAAGCAGCTATTTTGTTTTTTACATTAGCTTTTTGTTTCTTTTGAGCTATTTCTTTAGACTGCGTAGCTACTTTAGCCTCCGCTGGTCTTAACAACTCAGGTTGTTTTGCAGCTAGAGTGTATTCAGTTGCTTTTGCTAAAGAATCTGCAGGTTCGTACCCTTGCACTATAAAAGCATCCCTAAGATCCATTACTTCTCTAGTAATTTCTTCATTAAACTCTGCAGAATTTTCATCTAAGATAGAAAAAGTACTAGCAATTTCCGCGGCTTTTGCTTGTAATTCTTGTTGTGCTTGATTCTGCTGTACTGTTTGACCCATTTGACGTTGTATATCAAACATCAAAGCATCTTTCTCAGCTTTACGTATCTCATTACGTAGTTCAACAGCTTTAGCTGATTCTCCATCCAATATTAACTGTTGATATTCTTGTTCTTTAAGATCAAAGTCATAAGTAGGAGCTGCTTCTTTAGCTTCTGCTTCTTTTTGTTCTATTTCTTCAATGCGTTTTTGCATTTTTTTATTTTTAGCTAATACTTCGTCTAACCTAGACTTAGGCACCATTGGAGCTTTTGGTTTTTCTGCTACAACTTCTTCTTCTTCTACAACTTCTTCAGCAGGAAACTCTACAGTATCTTCTTCTGCAACAGGTTCTTCTGTTTCTGCTACAGCTTCTTCTTCAGCTACTGGTTCTTCTACAGCTTCTTCAGCTACTGGTTCTTCCGCAACTTCTTCGGTAGTTTCTTCAACCTCTGCTACTGCTTCTTCTGGAGCAGCTTCATCTTCAAAATTTAAATCTACTTGAAATGATTCAATATCTTTTTCTGTTTTTACTTCACCACCTGGCATAGCATCCATTACTATGTCATCGGTTGATTTAGCTTTCTTTTTATTTTTAGCCATTATTCACGCCCTCCTGTAGGCTTCATTGCAGCAACAGCGATTTTAGACGCCGCTTGAGTTTCACTTTGTCCAGTTCTAACTTGATTAGTCATTTGAGATAACCTTTCACGTAGAGCTAGTTCTTCTTGTTTAATTGCAATCTTACTCTGTATGTCAGCCATCTTCAATTGTGGATCAATTTCAGAAGTATCTTGAGCTTTAGCCATGTTGAGTTGTGCTTGTGATTGCAACTGTTGTACTTCAGCTTCGAGCTTAGCAATTTCTAGTTGAGTAGATCTAATAGCTGCTTGAGCTTGGAACTGTTGTAATTCAGCTTGTTCTGGAGTTAACGGGTTAGTACCCTGCATAGATCGAATACGCTCTGCAATATTAGCTTTCTGTGCTAAGTGTGAATATTCAACAATTAAATCATCAGGTATAGGAACTCCTACTTGACGTAATTGTATAGCTTCCGCAAATTGTATTTCTTCAAAGGTATCTCTAGATGGAGCTGTGCTTATAATAACGTCATACTCTCCTAGAGTTAAGTCATTAATAACAAACCCTTCGGGAGTCATTTGGTTTACTCTCATTGGTACTCGTGGTTTAGAAGGGTCTTGTTCATCTGTAATCTGTATTAAACGTTCTTCTGTGTAGTATTTTTGCACTAAGTTAAGAACTTTCTCTGCTAAATATTGCCTAGTTTTAGTCAAATTATCCAATGGAACTTGAATCATCATAGCTCCACGGTTTTGTTTTTGTTGTATTGCTATTCCAGAAACTTCAGGGCTATCTGTACCAAGCATAGCGTCACTAATGCCACTAATTTGTTTTATGTTAGCAGCTGCTTTTTGACTTATTCTGTCTAAACCAGTTGGTATTTGGTTTGGAGGTATTTTTGCAGGAGGGCTAGATCCTCTGTTGAATTCTAAAACTAAACCTGTTTCTGCTCCATGTTCTTCTAAGTCATCTGCAGTCATGCCTTGTAATGACCCTGTTTCTACAATCCATCCACTATTCGCTGTAGTGTTTACTATATGTAGTTCTTGTGAGCTAATTTTATTTAATTGTTCTTGGGGTGAAATAAGGTTTCGTACCATACCAAAAGGTTTACCTCTCCTCCAATATGGGAAATAAGGAACTAAAGTAAAGTGGTCATACGGAGACCAGTCATCAAATAGTACTACTGTGTCTGCAGTAACAGTCCAACGCACTTTACGGACCGTTTTTGTAAGTATCTCTAAACCAAAATCGTCTGCAAACTTTTCTCTTTTCTTTTTACCCCAAACGTATGGGATCTCACGCATATCTCCTGTCACACTATCTACATAGAACATACATTCTTTCAACTTATAATATTGACGCTCTATTACACGGACTGCACGTAACATTCTAGATTCTTCTGGGTTACTTTTATTACCTTGGTTGTATTCTACCCCTGCCATTGTGTCTCCGTATCTGTTTTCTTCATACTCTACAGAGTCCGTACCTAATGCAGAACCTAGTTCTACAGCCACACGAAGTTGATCTGCTTTTTTCTGCCCATAAGTTTCTTCTATTTCATCTAAGCTCATCCACTTAGTTTCAAATATTTCATTCCAATTTTTTGGGTCATAGTCTTTAGCATCAGGGTCAATAACTATGTCTAAAGGATCTTTAGCAGTGATTCGTACCTCACCTTGTATATGATCGTCAAAATCTACACGAACATCGAACCAGCCTCTATCTTGTATAAGACCATCAGAAAATACTTGTGACTCTACCCAAGACAGTTTGTTGTTATCACTTATCTGCATAAACAAACGGTCTAGCACATCTGCTACTTCTTGTTTACCTCTACCACGGGGTTTGAAATTAACATCCATACGTCTAGTACTTTGTTCTCCTAACACTGCATTAATTGTAGGAAGTATTGTATTAATGGTTAAAGCAGGTCTGCCTTGGTCATCTAGAGCAGAAACATCTCCGTGATCCCATTGTTGTCCACGATAAAACGCATCGCATTGTTTTGCGATCTCTATGTAATCTAGGTGCCCATTATCACGTGCTCGAACATAACAGTCGTATTGATTCCTAGCTAGTTCGTGTTCCTCTGCTTTACTTAGTTTTTGTTTTACTTTTTTGTATGCCATTATGCGCTCATTGCTGTTTTAACGTTATCACCTTTAGCTATCGTACGTAACCTATCTCTCCAAGATGGTACATGTTCTATAGGTTCAATGTATGTAGAAAACTCTGTCATCATTAAACCTATCCATGCTAAAGCATCTACCTGGTCATCGTGTACTCCATTTGGAAAACGTAATAACTCTGCTATTAAAGGTCCTACCCATAAAGGTTCTTTTGGAAAATATACCATGCCTTGTTGCATACGACCTTGAATTGCTCTAGCTCTGGCCTCCTTATCTCTTCGTCCCGTTTTTAAATCTCTAAAATAAGCTTCATTTAGCCTACGCTCTCTTACACGTTTTTCTAGAAACGGACCTAGTGCCATTTCTATGTGACCTTTCTCTATACCAACTACTCCAGGTCTCCAAGTTTCGTATAAGTCTAAAATTCTTTCTACGAGTTCAAAACCATCCCACTTGCCTCGTACACAGTCTACTACATATAGCCTATCATATTCATCTACTGCTACTACTAATCCTACCGAATAATCGTTACGCTCTCGTTGTCCAATTGCTAAATCCCAAGCGCAGTAGTAACGAAGTCTAGTATAATCTAAATCAGCTTCATCGTAATAATTTATCATGTCTCTATTAAAATAATCACCCTCGTCTGCTACAGGGTTTTGTTGGTATAGTGCTGACCAATCCCTAGGTCCTATTGCTTTTTGTATTTTACCCAAAGAAGAAACATCATATCTTTCAGGATGTAACGCTTCGCCTTCTAATCTAAATTCTTCATCTTGTTCCGCAATCGCAGGGTATTTAACTACCTCCCAATCGTCTGCTCCATCAGCTGCTGCAGCTAACAACCTACCTGCTAAATCATCATCGTGCCAACGTGTAAGAATAACAAGTATACCTCCCCCTGGAGCTAAACGTGTGTATGCAGTTGATGTATACCAATCCCAAACTGAGTCACGACTGTATTCAGATTCCGCATCTTCTCGGTTTTTTACAGGGTCATCTATTACAAGTACGTGAGCTCCTTTACCTGTAATACCACCACCTACACCAGCTGCTACATAACCACCACCTTTAGTAGTAAGCCATGACTCAACTGACTGAGAAGTTGGATCTAGGGAAGCGTCACTAAATACATTTTTATAGTTGGGTTCACGAAGCTGATGTCTTACTTTTCTAGAAAAGGACATAGCCAAAGAACTTGAATATGAACAACTTATAAACTCGTGTTCTGGGTTTCGACCTAAATGCCATGCTGGAAACGCAACACTAGCTAATGTTGATTTACCGTGTCGGGGCGGCATGAACAACATCAGCCTGGGAGACTTTCGTTCCGTAACCGCATGGCTAAACTTTTCTAGACGTTGGCATATGTCTTTATGTACCCAACCTGCTAGATAGTTAGAATCAAACCGCTCTACAAAAGGCAGCATGTGTTTACGTGCAAGTGCACGAAGAGCTAACTCTCGATGTGCTGCAGCTTCTTGTGTAAGTCGTTGTTCTTCTTTTTTACTTACTTTGACGGTCGGTTTTTCAATACGTTCAGCTTCGTCCGCTTTACAATACACACAAACACTGTCATCGGATGGATACAGTGTTTCAGGGTGTAGAGCTTTACACCTAACGCATTCTAGTTTGGTAATGTCCACTAATAACTGCTATAAGTCATTTTTTTTCTTTTTTTAACTTTTTTCTTCTTTTTCTTTTTTGTCATCTTCTTTTTATATGGTCCCATCTTATGTAGTTCCTTCTTAGTTAGTTAACACTTCCACCTTCTTCTAGCTTGTCTTATCCTAGAATTAGGATTGTTTCTGGTTTTTGCAGAACTTCTTTTCAACTGCCCCAATGACCTAGCGCAGTAGGATTTTCTTCTTTTAGCAGCTTTACTGCCTTTTTTAACTTTACCAGTTACAGCAGTTTTGAGCTTAGATCCAGGATTAGCACGTCTGTACGCAGCTACACCTTTTTTGGTCATACCTGCACCCGCTTTAGTTTTACGATAATTACCACCTTTACCAGTGGTTCTTCGTATAGCTTTAGCTCTTTTTCTTGCCACGAGTCACTCTCCTTCTAGACGTAGACTTCTTCCTGGCTGTCTTTTTCTTAGTTTTTTTCTTAACTATAGTTTTAACGTTAGTAGGTTTACCTCCTGGGTTCCCTGCTGCACGTTTACGTTTAACGGCACTTCTTTTTTGAGCCGCGGTCATGCTTTTAGCTTTAGCTTTTGGTACACATTTTGGGTATTTACGTTTGCTTCCGCCTTTGGCTGACTTTCTACCACAAGGCTGGTACTTTCCTTTCTTCTTTGGAGCACCAATATCAACCCATTTTTCTTTAAACCACTTAGTTAGCCCACCTCTAGGTTTACTAGCCACTTCTATATCCTCCTCCGCGCTTTTTATAAGTCCTAACTAGCCAACCATTGGCGTACGCAGAAGGATAGACCTTAAATTTTCGTTTTGCTTCTGCTTTTACTCTTGCGTAAAGAGCTGGGTTAGTAGGTTTTGCGCCTTTCTTTTTAGATTTCTTTTTCTTTTTAGCTGCCACGATTACCCCTCCTAGGGACTGATTTATAACGATTCATTTTTTTAGCAAATTTTTTCATATTAGTAGGGTGAGGAGCATTTATCCCTGCGCAAGGTTTCTTCATTCTAGTTTTACCCCTCTGCCTATTAATACATCAGCAAAAGTAGTTAGTCCATCCTCATTCAAATCAGGAAAATTAGCACTTTCACCTGTAGTAGGCTCTAGTTTCTTTTCTTGAGTGTCCATATCACCTATTTTTCCTGGACCTTTGTCCGTCATTTTTCTAGTTGCCATTTACTTTGCCTCTTTTTTATCAGTTTTAGGTACTAAATACTGGTTATCTACTCCTGCTATTTTTAGTAACTCAGAATCGGGTAATCTTTCTAGCTGTTCTATAGAATCTACATTAATATTGATTTGAGTTCCATTCTCAGGTGTAAACAAACCGTGAAGTTTGCATAAAGAATCTACAACGCGCGTTTCTTCGGTTGCATTTACAGATTTTCGATGCGCTTCTAGGTACATAGAAGTAGCTTGAGTTTTATCAAATTTTACTTGTTCGCGCATATCTTTGCGCAAATACGTAATTGCGTTTTGTATTTTGGGGCGCTTGAAAACCTTGTACACATGTTCAGGGTCAGCGTACCCCGCAGCACGGCCCGCGGCCGCTTTTGTCATCCCACGTATGTAGAACAGTATTAAACGCTCTTCTTGGACCGATAGTTCGTTTAATTTCATATCCATATAAGGATAATGGGACTGCATTTCAGCTCTGTCCATATCAGTGAGTTCTGGTTTTTCTACGCTTTTACTCATCTGCAATTAATTATAGAGCACGAAAGTGCTTTTTGTGAAATTTTTTCTAGAAATTTTTTTTGTGAAAATTTTTTTCAACACCGCGCGGGCAGGGTCCTACTATCACTGCCATCACC